GGCACCTTGCAGCTGGCTGCTGCCGCCCAGATTGATGCCGCCCAGGCCGCCACCATCCAAGGCCAGGCTCTGCAGGCTTTTGGTTTGGGTGCCCAAGAAGCCGGCCGGGTATCCGACATTCTCGCGGGCTCGGCGAACGCTTCTGCTGCGGAGATCACCGACGTGGCCCAGGCCCTCCAACAGGCCGGCACGGTGTCACATGCCTTCGGCGTGAGTATCGACGATACCGCCACTGCGATCAGCATGTTCGCCAACGCCGGCATCACCGGCTCCGACGCTGGCACCCTGCTGAAAACTTCCCTGCTGGCGCTCACTGATCAAGGCAAACCCGCGCAAAACGCTATCCACGATCTGGGCCTAACCGTCTACGACGCTAAGGGAAAGTTCGTAGGGCTGCCGTCCCTGATCGGCCAGCTGAACGCCGCGTCAAACCGCATGACGGAGGAACAGTACCAGGCGGCAACCGCCACCCTGTTCGGCTCCGATGCCATGCGCTTCGCTTCTATCGCTGCAGGTAAAACCACCGAAGATTTCAATGCCCTCAAGGAAGCAGTCACCCGGCAGGGGCAAGCCGCCGAGGTAGCCGCCGCCCAAACCAAAGGATTGCCGGGCGCCCTGGAACGCCTCGCTAATGCGAAAGAAGATTTGACTCTTGGCCTATTTGAGGCCCTCCAGGATGACTTGGTGGCCGCCGCCGACGCCGGCACTGCCGCTCTCGGCAAGATCGGTCCCGCCGCCGAATCAGGCATTCACCTAGCTTCAGGCGCCGTGCACGGGCTTGTTACCGCTCTCACCCCCGTGGCCGGCTTTGCAGCCACCCTCGCCACCGACTTCACCGGCCCATTGCTCGGCATCGCCGCCGTCATGGCCCTGAAAAACTGGACAGACTTCCCTACGAAAATCACTGCAGCCAGAACAGCGATGGTGCAGGCCAGAAAAGATACAGAACTGCTCAAAGATGGGATGCAAGCAGCGGGCGTACGAACGAGCCAGTTCGCGTCCCAGATGCACTATCTGACCCTTTCCGGGAACGGATTAGCCCAGTCAATAGGGCAAGCCGGGAAAGCCTACATCTCTGGCTCTGAAACCATGCAGGTCGCAGCCAAGAAATTTCAACTTACAGGTCATGGCATTGCTGCCACTGCCGCAAAAATCGGTAACGCTACCGCAGGCGCCGCCAAAGGCGGTTTATCCCTGATGAAATCTGCCGCTGGCGGTTTAGTAGGCGCGCTGGGTGGCCCATGGGCTGTTGGCATCATGGCCGCTGGTGCAGTCATCGGCGGTCTTGTCGAGGCCAGCCACGCCGCCACCGAAGCCCAGCGCAAGCTGGCGTCGGCAACGAAAGCGACTAAGGCAGCCCAAGCGGCCCTCTCTAAAGAGGTCTCCGGCACCACCGGTGCTTTGACCGACCAGGCAAAGAAAGCAGCCGGCGAGCTGGCCGATGCCACTCTCACCCAGTTCACCGCCATCGGTGCGGCCAAGGACCACTGGCTCTCCAAATCTGACCCCACCCGCACCTGGTCGGAATGGAACAAATTATCGTTTAAGGAGCAGGAGGAGGCAGCCCGTAGCGCGTCTGAAATTTCCGACGCCTACCAGGTTCTAAAAACCAAGCTCACCGCTACCGGCCTGAGCATGGAAAACCTTAACAGTATCGTTGCCGAGGGCGGCGACGACTATAAGAAACTCGTTGCCGAGCTGCGTGCTGCTGGTGAGGAAGGTGAGCGTGCTGCGGGCTACCTGGAGAAATCGCGGAAGCAGATCGAAGACACGATAGCGGCCGCGCGCCGGGTTGACCCTGCTGCCGCCCAGGCAGCCAAAGGCATTGATGTTCTGGCGGATTCGTCGGCCAACGCCAACGATAAGCTGAACGCCCTGGAGTCGATCATGCAGGCCATGGGCCTGGCGCCCATGGCAGCAGAAGAAGCCATGGCTTCCGCAGCTCAGGCTGTGGATGACATGGTGAAATCCGCCGAGACAGCGAACCACCCGGTAGAAGAACTGGGCGCAAACCTCGGCGACTTGGCAACCGGCAAGCTAGATATGACGAACGCTTCCGCTAGGGAGCTGAGCAAGAAGCTCTCGACGATGCGGCAGGAGCTGGAAAAGGTCGCCACCGCGGGCGGTAACACTAATGATGCGTACAAGCAGATGCAGGGTTCCTTTGCTGCTATTGGCCAGGAGTTCGGCCTGACCGCGGAGCAGGTCCAGCACCTAGCCGACACATATGGCGTGCTGCCCAAAGAGATCACCACCCTGGTTGGTGTCAATAGCGAAGGCGCTAAGAAGGAGTTGGCCACGGTGTGGTCCCAGCTCTACCCGTTGAAGGCCGGCACTAGTATTGAGGTCAAGGCTGTGGGTGACCAGGCCATGGGTGTACTCAAAGACCTAGGTGTCAAGGCGGAAAAGCTGCCTGACGGCATCAACATGAAGCTGACCGCCACCGACGCCGACGCCGTGGCCAAACTCGGAGAAGTAGCCGCAAAGGCCGACGCTATCGGCGACAAACCAGTCGACGTGAAACTGCTGCTGGACGATACGCGGTTCACGACTAACGTAGCAGCTGCCAAGAACCTGGTCGACGACCTGGCGATCCAAAAACCTTCCCCCAAAGCCCAGCTGGTTATTGATGATTTCCTCAAGACTGGGGAGATTGTCAAGGGTGACCTTTATTATCTAACAACACTGTCGACACGGCCTCAGGCCGACCTGAACAAAGATCTGTTCGACACTGGGTTTAACGCCACCAAGGAGCAGCTGGACTCACTCACCCGCACCACGGCGATGCCGACCGTTGATGTGAACACTGAGCCTGCGCACAACAAGTTGAATGCTCTCTGGAGCCTATTGGCATCAACGCCTTTTATAGGCCCGTCGGCAACTACAGGTATGGCGAAAGCCGCCGGGCTTTCAGGAAAAGCCGCTGGTGGTCGCCTACCAACAGCCGGCCCCGGCACCGACGCCACCGATGGTATCCTTGCGGTCAACCCCCAAGGCGCCCCGGTGGCGTGGGTGGATGCCGGCGAGTGGGTCATCAACCGACGCTCAGCTGACCAATACAACCACACCCTGCACCACCTGAACCAGGGTGACGGGCCAGGCGCCCTGGCGGCCCTCTATAACGAGCTGCCCCACCACGCTGCAGGTGGCAGGGTGCAGAAGGTTAAGACTGATTTGGCCCCGCTGGATGGCACCCCCTACATCCTGGGCGGGTTTTCCCCGGCTGGTGTGGATTGCTCCGGCGCTGTGAGCGCCGCGGTGAACTCGTGGGAGGGTGCCCCGATCTTCCAATCCCGCATGAGCACCGCCACGGAAGGCCCTTGGCTTGCCGCCCATGGCGCCCTGCCTGGCCGCGGCAACGCCACCGATTTCCAGATTGGCTGGTGGGATAACGGTGGCGGCGCCAACGGGCACACCGCCCTCCGGTTGCCTGATGGCACCTATATTGAATCCGGCGGTAACACCGGTGGTGGCCTCACCATCGGGCGGGGTGCCGGCCCCCTCGACGGGCGGGGGTTCACCAACTGGATGCACTTTTCCGGCAGCGCTGCCGACCTTAACCTCCCCGCCCTAGAGTTAGCGTTCAGCAGCCTCACCGGCGGCGGCACCACCGTGAACTGGGGCGAAGCCCAATCGCTCCATGACCTGGCCATCAAGTACTTAGGCGCAAAGGTCTACGACCAGGGCGGCATCCTGCCCCACGGTGGCGTGGCGGTCAACCTTTCTGGGCGCCCCGAGATGGTGCTGCCACCATCACTGAGCCAGGCGGCCCGTAGCGGGCAGCTGCAGGCCACATCCCCGGAGCTGGCCCGCGCCGTCGACAAGCTCACCGCAGCACTAGCGACGGCGACCGCGGCATTCGTCAAAGCCGCGAAAGAGCTAGATGCGCCAGTGCGCGCCGGGTCGAAGGAACTAGCAACCTGGGGTGGTGGCTTCCTCGGTAAAAGCCAGGTCGTCATCGACGCCGAAAAAGGCCTGGTGGATACCCGTAAGGCCATTGCCGATGAGTCCAAGGACATCGCCGACGCCGAGAAGGAACTGGCCAAGGCCCGCAAGGACCTTTCGAAGACTGAGCGAGACAACGCCGATAAGCTCATCGACGCGCAGGACCGGCTGCGGAAGGCCCGCAGCAAAGACAAAGCCAGCGCCGAAGACATCGCCGACGCCGAACGCAACCTCGCCAAGGTGCGTGAGGACGCCCCGGAGAAATCCCAAGAGGCTGCCGAGAAGATCGCCCAGCAGGAAGAGAAGCTGGCCGAGGCCAGGAAGAAAGCCGCCGACTCCGCGAAGCGACTAGAGGCCGCCGAGCGCACAGTCACCGCAGCCTACTACCAGGCCCTGGCTGATCTTATCGACGGCGTGAGCGGGCACCTAGCTTCCGCCGCGGGGCACTTCGGCGAATTCTTCGACACCCTCGGCAAAGCCGCCGAGATCGCCGACAGCGAGCGCAAGGCCATAGGGGAGCTGCAACAATCGCAGATCCGCAACGGCCTAGCCTTACAGAAGTCCTTGCTGGATTTACAAACTGCGGAATGGGACGTACACACTGCCCGTGCGCAGGGCGCCATCTCGGTGGCCCAGGCGGAGAAACAGCTGGCGGAAACCCGCAAGCAGCAGGCGCTGCTGGGGGCGACTGGCATTGAGGCCATGGGCGCCGCCCTCGACCGTTTCCGTACCACGGGGGTTTTCTCGATCGGCCAAGTTGGCGATTCGGTTGTCGCCCAGACTGCCGCCGTGCGCGCTGCCGAGTGGGCGGTTGCCGAGGCCCGCGCCCAGGCGGCTGCCGACCAGCACGCCGCCACCCAGAAACAGGCCCTAGCCCAGCTAGATGTCGCTGATGCCACCCTGACCCAGGCGAACACCGCAGAGATGCTGAGGATCAAAACCGAGGCGCTCACGCAGCAAACCGCCCAGCTGTACGGGTTAACGCCCGCGGCAGCCCAGGGTGCTAGCGCTGGCTTTAGCGGCATCGGGAAACTCCTCGGCGGCCTAGGCAAGCTCGCCGCTGGCATTGCCGGTGGTGCCGCAGGCTTCGCGGCTGGCGGCCCTCTGGGCGCTATTCCCGGTGCCACCATTGCCCTCGGCGGCCTCGGCGACCTGGTGCGCGGCGGCTTCGACCTCTTCAACAACAGGTCTTCCGTGAAGGAGGCCTGGAAAGGCATGGGCCTGGCGCAAAAGGCTGGGGTCGTTTTGGGCGGCCTGGGCGGTGGGGCGCTTGCTATCGGCGGCGCCGCGCTTACCCCCCAATACGGCGCCGAGGCAGCCATCGGCGGCGCTAAGCTGGCCGACCAATGGACCGATGCTGTCCTGGGCGGCATGGCCCACGGTGTGGAATCGAAGATCGCCGCTATCCAGCGGCAAACCACGGACCGTACCGATCGGCTAGGGCTCGCCACTGACGCCCAAAAACTCCTCCTCGATACCAGGCGGCAACAGCTAGAGCTCGCGGGCGCAGCGAAAGCCGAAGCGCTGAAAGCCCAGGTGGACTACGTGAATTTACAGAAACAATTAGCGGAGGCCACCACCAAGGCGGAGATCGACGCCCTCACTGAGGCCGCCCGCGTGGCGGCTACCAAGCGCGATGCCATGCTGGTGCTGGCGGCACGCCAAGCCCAGGCCGCTGAATCCCAGCTGGCGCACACCCGCGCGCTGGTGGAAGCTGCCCGCTCCGGCGCCACCCAAGCCGGAGTGAAAACCATTGATATTAATGTGCGCATCCCTGACGGCGTGAACACCTTCACGCGCGCCGATATCGCGCGCATCACGGCCGAGGCAGTGAAGGCCGCCACCGGCGCCGACTATGTGAACGCCCGAATCTAGTTAGAAAGGGGGTTGCCCGTGTACGAGATGACCTACGTGTCGCCGGACGGTAAATCCTTCGCTCTCACCGGCGGCCAGATCGAGGTTGTCGAGGGCGGCGTCGACAAACTCGTCGGTAGCGTCAAGGAACGCGCATACACCGCAGTGGGCATGCCGGGGCAACTACTCGAATCACATGTCATTGAGCCGATCCGCGGGTCGCTTACCCTGGTGATAGACTCCACCCCCACCAAACCCGCGGAGGTGTTGGCCTTCGAGCTGCGTAGAGCGTTCTCTCATTACCGGCTAGGGCAACTAGCGGTCGCCACGCCCCGCGGCGTAGCTAGGCTCCGATGCCGGCTAGACGGTACCATCACCGACCCCGCCGAGGTGTACAGCCGCTCCAGCGGCCTAGAGCTGCGCATCCCCCTAGCTGCTGATGAAGGTGTCTGGAAGATCGGCCCATACACAGGCGCCGGCAAGATCAACGTTTCAAACTTCGGTGACACTACCACCTACCTGGAAATCACCTGGCAAGGTGGCGGCGGCCCCATCACCCTCCCCTCCGGCGCCACCCTAACCCTGCCCACCACCTCCGAACGCCGACACCTGCTCCTCAACCCCACCGACTCCTGCGCCATCATTGACCCCGCCGGCGGCGTTGACCACACCCTATGGCAACAAATCCCTTACCTGCCTGAGGGGGTGCCGGCAGGCGGGCAGCGCACATACCAACTGCCCGCTGGAGCCACCGCCACCTGGCACGTTTCCACCCTTGACCCCTGGAGGTGACACATGATCGACTGGACAGCCCACCGTAAACACCGCGAACAGATCATTGCCGACACCGGCCAGTGGATAGGCCTGCTCGACGCCGACGGCACCCCCCTCATGGACCTGCCACCCGTGGTATCCATGGTAGCGCCCGAAACCCGCAACGACCCAGGCTCCCTAGAACTCACAGTCCTGTGTCGCAGCAGCCGCGGCATCATCCACCCCGTCGTCACCGAGCTCATCGCCAAACAACTTGGCGTGCTCAGCCCCGAAGGCAAACTCGTCCCCGTCGCCGATCAGACTCGCTTCGTGGCCATAGAACGAGCAGGCGTGCCGCGCCGGGTGTACTGGGTGACCCACACCGTAGCAAGAGGCGACGCCGACGCCCCCGCCACCCTCACAATCCACGGCGTGGGGCTAACGAAGTTATTGTCGAGATTTCCTGCGATGTCTGCTCCGACCACGTGGCAGCAGTCGTTTAAGAGGTTTGAGCGCGACTGGGTGGGGCCAGAAAACACCAAGGTCACGTTCTCGCGGCCCCGGGAGCTCGCGGGGATGAAAATGGTGACCGTCGCTGACGGCGCCACCCTCGACGGCCCCGCCGAGGCCACCATCCGGCGGCTGATTACCGAGTCGTTAGCGGCAGTGTTCCGGGTTGCTGGGATCACCAAGGACCTACCGATCCAAGTAGCGGCCACCCCGACGGGGCGTCCCTCCCCGCGTATCCTGCTTCGCCCCACGGATGGGCCGCTGCTAGAAGAGATCGCCCAACCGGCTGCCGCGGCGGGCGTTATCATCACCGCCCGAATGTGGTGGCCAGGCGACCCGCCGATCGCGGGCCTGGCGTTGTCGTTGCCTACGGTCGTCGTGGCAGTTGAGCAGGCAAAGGAGACACCATAATGAGGCCCACGCTTATTGCTGACGGCGGTGAGATGACCGTCGGCCGCCGCACCTCCACCTACGTGTATGGAGTTTTCCAAGTGGACATCCCCGAGGGCAGAGAACAAGCCCAACAAGACGATCGGCTGCAAGAAGGGTACATTTACCGCCCAGATCAGCGCCCCACGGGGCGGTTCGATATCGGATTTGTCCGCGCCGACGCCCGCATCGACCTCAACGCTCAACAGTCCAATCTTGAATCCATTATCGACGCCGCCCAGAGCCGTGTCGAGGGTGCGGTGTTTTTCGAGCGCGACATTATGGGGCGTGGTCTGGGCAGGTTCTACCCCGGCATCGACTTCACCACCGCCAGCCTCGTCGACGTGCTGATCTGGGGCAAAACCCTCACCCTGCCGGTAACCGCTATAGACATGACAAGCGGCGACGCCGCAGCAGTGGGCTGGCGGGTGCACGTCGGCGGCCAAATGATCGCCGACGCTGACAGCCTCCGATCCCACAACGACGCCATCCTCGGCCAAATAGAACAGGAACGCCGCCGCCGACTAGCTACAACCAAAACCGCCGAAACCGCAGCAACCACCGCCAACAGCGCCACCTCAGCCGCAGCCACCGCCAACACCAAAGCCGCCTCAGCAGCTGCCGCCGCCAACAGCGCCACCTCAGCCGCAGCCACCGCCAACACCAAAGCCGCCTCAGCAGCTGCCGCNNNCCAACAGCGCCACCTCAGCCGCAGCCACCGCCAACACCAAAGCCGCCTCAGCAGCTGCCGCCGCCAACAGCGCCACCTCAGCCGCAGCCACCGCCAACACCAAAGCCGCCTCAGCAGCTGCCGCCGCTGACGACGCCGACAAGAAAGCGAAGGAAGCCGACGCCGCCGCACGCATCGCTGACCAAAAAGCCAAAGAAGCAGACCAAGCCGCCCGAGCTGCTGATCGGAAAGCAATCGAAGCACTACAAACCACAGTGCAGGGCATGCCCCGCATCCTGCACATTGACCCCGGCGGCGCCAACATCTTCACCGGCTCATCCGGCAGGATCAACAACGGCGAAGCATGGGGCACCCTCAAATGGTTCAGCGCCGGGTTGCAGGTTCGATCTGGCGCCAGATTCGAGGCCAAGGGTGACTGGACTGGCTCGATCCTTATGATCGCGGTTTCTACTCAGGGCGCCACAGACGTCTCCTGCGCCGATATCACTGCTAGTAACCGCTACCATGAGTCCTCTACTGGCGGAATTTTCCAAACCTATAAATCCGCGACGGTTATCATCCTGCCCAGCACCTAACCACCGCCACTGCCCTTAGGAGGCCCCACCATGCCCACTATCACCGGTGATTTGCGGCTAATAACCAATCAGCCGGCTGCTGTCACTGCCCTACAAATCCACGCCCCCGAAGCCCGCACCAGCGCCGGCACAGTTATTCTCCCTGCTCCCGCTATTGTCCCCGTCACCGGCGGTAAATTCACCGCCGATATCGAGCTTGGCGCTGCTGTGTGTATCCCTGATTACAGCGGCACTTTGGGCGAGCCCATTCACATCGCTATCCGCCCCGGCACCGCGACATTTGCTGAGGCGCTGGAAACCGGCCGTGACCTTACCCCAGAAGAGCGTGACCGGGTTGTCGAGCTGTACCAGAAGATGATTGCTGCCGGGGATGCCGCGAAGGCCGCCGTAGCGAAAGCCGAACAATCAGCCACCCAAGCAGCGCAGGCAGCCGCGGCAGCCAAAGAATCCGCAGGCCACGCCGCCAGTGGCGTGCCCCCCGCTACCGCCACGGTGCAAGGAAAAATCCAACTGGCAGGCGATCTCACCGGCACCGCCGACAGCCCACGCATCGTTACTGCCGGCGTTAACGGGTACAGCGTAGCTCACCGCAGCCAGGGGTTCGTGAAAACCCAACCGAACGGAGTGCTGACCATAGCTGACGACACTATCCGCGACGACGCCGCGGCAGTGCATAAAGGCTACGTGGATGCGAGAATCAGCCGGCACACCCATACCACTGACCAGATCAAAGGCCTGGACACAGCACTAGCCGGCAAAGCGCCAGCATCACACACCCACCCCACCAGCCAAATCACCGGCCTGGACAATGCCCTGGCAGGCAAAGCGGCAACCAGCCACACGCACACACAGGCCGATATCACTGATCTGCCAGTGACCTCAGTAGACGCGGCTAAAAACACCCTAGTAGTGCGAGACTACAGCGGCAGGGTAAAGACTGGCACACCCTACAGTGACGAGGATGCCGTGAACATGGAGACCTACCGGTACATGTTCGAAACCCAGCTCAGCCGCACCCTAATCAAGCAAGAGCTGTTCGACGGGAAAATTTCCGCCCGAAAAATCGGGAAAATCGTCATTCTCAATACCGCCATCCGCCCTGGCACCATAGGGAAACTCCCCTACCCTTTCTGGCCGGAAGACGCTGTACTCTTCCTCATTCCTGCAGCATCAAGTTCAGTCCAAACACTGGGCAGGTTCTTTATCAGCAAACAGGGGGACACTAGCCTGAGCACATATAACGGTGCGACAGGCGATGTATTCCAAGGCACAGTCACATACCTGTCATCTAACTAAAAACATATAAATCCCGGTCCGGTCACCTACCGTACCGGGTTTCTTCATGGAAGGAGGAAACATGGTCACTACCGCCCAGCTTGCCGCGATCATGGGCGGCGATATCGACTACAGCCAACACGTGGCGGCAGCAAACGAGGCCATACAGCGCGCCCACTGCACAACCGTGCTGCGCCAAGCGATGTTCCTGGCCCAGATCGGCCACGAGTCAGCCGGCCTGAAATATTTCCGGGAAATAGATCCTGGCTATTATTTGCGAGGTCGTTCCGATTTAGGGCATGGGCCGGGAGAAGGGGAGCAGTGGCGTGGCGCGGGCCCCATCCAGCTGACGGGCAAAAACAATTTTCGGGCGTTCGGTGCCTGGTGCCACGCCCAGGGGCTGGTGGATGACCCGGAGGTGTTTGTGCGCCAGCCGGAGCTGGTGGCCACGCCCCGCTGGGGGTGGCTGTCCGCATCCTACTACTGGACAGTCGCCCGCCCTGACATCAACCAACTAGCCGACGCCGGCGACATTATTGGCGTGACCCGCCGCATCAACGGCGGCACCAACGGGCTTGGCGGCCGCGAGCGCCGCTACCGGCTAGCCCTACGCATCCTCAGGAAGGAGACCCCTATGGCAGAGAAAATACTGCCGTATTCACGCGACCAAGTAACCCAAGACACCGGATATTTCTGCGGGCCAGCGTCATGCCAAACCGTGATCCGGGCGGCAACCGGCACGCTCATCGACGAATCCGCGCTTGCCGTTGAGCTGGGAACAACCACCGAAGGCACCAGCAGTATTGACCGCATGCCCCCGGTGCTCAACCGGTACATCCCCGGTGCCCTGTACGAGTATCGGGTGATGCCGAACGATCCGCCAACCCCAACCCAGACCGAACTGCTATGGGATGACATCGTGTCAAGCACCGATGCCGGCTACGGCGTTATCGCTAACATCGTCGCCCCGCCAGACAACTACCCGCGAGGGGTGAACGGGTCGATCTCCCCCGCATACTCCGGCGACACCGTATTCCATTACATCGCCATCATGGGCACCGGGGAAGACGAGAACGGCGACCCCTGCGTGTGGGTTGCCGATAGCGGTTTCTGGCCATACGGCTACTGGCTTGGCCTCGACCAGCTAGCAACGCTCATCCCGCCCAAGGGCTACGTCTACTCAACCGCCGCCCCACAACAGGAAGGAATTTTTATGGGACTCCCCCAAGACCGCCAAGAGGATCTGGCGCGCAAAATCGACGACATTCACACCATTCTTACCCGCCGCCTGCCCAGCCGCAGCGGCTACCGTACCACTGACGAACCCATCGACACCCTGACCGGTTTTGTGCTCAACGCCGACGCTCGCCTGCATGAGCAGGCGGTGCTGGAAACCGCCCAGGCCACCGGCCTCACCCCCGGTGATGTCCACCAGCGCCTGGCCAGCGGCCAGTCGTTTGTCGAAATCCTAGAAGGAGAAAAGTAATGACCACCACTATCAACCCCACCCTCGATGCCGTCCAAGCCGCTATCGCAACTGCCATTGAGAAGCAGCCCTGGTATCGGCGATTCGCTAACACGGTCAACGCCAGCCTTGGCGGTGTGGCAGGCGCCCTAGCAACCCTGGCCGCAGCCTACGCCGCTACCGGCCGCACCGACTCCACCGCCATCCTCGTTGGTGCCGCAGCCACTATCGCCGCAGGCATCGCCGCCCGTCTCACGAAAAACGGCGTTACCCCCTCCACTGGCGCCGCAATCAGCGCCGTGGTTGCCGCCCAAACCACCCCCGTAGACGTCACCGTCGCAGTGCGCGACGCCGTCCGCGCCGAGCTAGACGCCCGCGGCACTGCGCCGGGTGGTGAGCACGCCGAATGATAGGTATGGCGCCGGCGGTGATGCTGGTGCTGGATGCCCCGCCTGCTCACAGTGCTGCATGGGGCAACATCTGGGAGCGCATCAGTGCCTCAGAAGCCATCATGCTGGCGCTCGTGACAGCTATCGGTGGCGCCTACAAAATCAGGGCTGACCGGCGCGCCGAACGGGAAGCCGACAAAGCCGCCGTCTTGGAGCGCAAAGCGGCGGCGGTAGATAAAGCCGCCCAGGACCTCAGGGAGTGGCTGACCACCCGCGTCGCCATCCTCGAAGCCAAAGTGGAAGAAATGCAACGAGAACGCGAGCTACACGCACGTGTCGCCTCGACTTTTTTCGACGTCATGGCCGATTACCCAGATCCTCCGGGCGCGCCGCCGATCCCCGCTACGGTTGCCTCCGTTATCGGTTGGCCACCACAGTGCGCTCAGCCGGCACCAGCCCCATCACCCGAACAAACATAAAATTCCCCCTACCTGACGTTAAGCATCAGGTAGGGGGAATTTTTCGCGTTATCGGGGGGTTGAGCGCGGCGACTGGCGTGGGCGCCGCTCATGCCACTGTTGCACTTCACGGGCGCTCCACACCCGGAGATTATGCCACCGGGTGGCAGCAGCCGGGGCCAAGCGCCGGCTGACATATGCTGTCCAGGTGTCGGGCGCGATACCTAGATAGGCGGCGCACTCTCCAGCCGTCCAGTACTCGACGCCGGTCTCGTCAACGAGTTTTAGCCGCATCATTTCTCCTTTAACAGTGTGTCGACAATAACATTGAGCGCTACTACTACAAGCAGCATGGCGCTCACCCAGAGCCGGCCCCCTACGAGGGGGAGCAATACTGCCGCGATGGGCAGCACGATGTAGCAAAACACGATATGGCGCTTGGGCATAATGGCCTCCTTTCTTCTGATCCGTGCGGTAGAGTGGTGGGGGTGACCCCCGGTTCAGGATGGTTCGCGCTTCCTGAACCGAGAGGGTCACTTGCGGTGGCGACCTCGGTAGCGCCAGGGCTTAGACTTTCTTACGAGCCATTGAGCGATGCGCTCTAGCATGCTGTATGCCCCGAGAAACCCCAGTACCAGACCGAGAACGGTGTGCCATTCCATGGGCCTCACCTCCCTTCCACTATTGAATTTTCAACGTGAGCGTTTCCCGCTCACAAGGACCATTATACACGGCTAGCCGTGTATAATCAAGATGGGGGTACTTAGGGTGGGGAATCGGTGTTCGAAATAAAAGGCCATTGGCCTGAGGCTTCCAAATGGAAATAATCTCGCAAAAGCTGTCACCGAACACACACCGAACACGGACCATAAACATGCAGGTCAGAGCTAATTACATCTTGCCTCGTAATGAAAAGGTCGTGGGTTCGATTCCCACAGGCGGCTCCACCAAAACCCCAGCTCAAAGTGCGTGTGAGCTGGGGTTTCACTAATGCTACCCCCACTCTGGCATGTTGAGAGTCGTTGCAGGTCGTTGGACCTCGGACCGAATTCATCCCGAACAAATCCCGAACAGAAAAAACCGGGTTTTCAATAAGCCCGGTTTTCTATGGAAAGTTTGTTCGAGTCACCCATCGACGATCCGCAAGCCCCGCCCTCGCCGTTTGGCGCGTCGGGCTGCCCTGTCGGCTTCTCGTTTCCGCTCGGCGGCCATGTGCTCAGCAACCGCATAGGGGATAGCATCAATCCCCGTCTCCCACAGGTGGGCATAGGTGTCAAGCGTCATGGCCGCGCTTGCGTGCCCCAGCATCCGCTGCACGGTTTTCACGTCCGCCCCCGCGGCAATCGCCAGTGACGCCGCGGTGTGCCGTAGCTCGTAGGTGGTGACCCCGGTGAGACCGGCACTGGTACAAGTGGTTTTCCACACTGCGCGCCATCGGGTTGTCGTCCACACATGGCCATACTCGTCAGTGAGGAGCCAGTCGGTGGGCGCATGGCCATCAGCAATGTCTTCGAGATCGAGGAGAAGATCGCCGCCTACAGGGACGTCTCGATGGGTGCGGGTTTTTGTCTCATCGGGGTTGCCGAGGGCGTCAACGTCACGGCGGATCATGAGCCGGCCCCGTAATACGTCGAGGTCTCGAACCTGCAGCCCCTTTGCTTCGCCTGGCCGTAATCCTGTCTGGACCAGCACCGAGATCATGAGGGCTGCAGCCTCTGTCGGCGCCGCCTGCACAAGCCGGTCGATCTCGGCGACGGTTAAGTACCGCCGATCCGACTTCCCCTGCCTGGGGATATCACTGGACCGCATAGGGTTTTTCGTGATAACCCCCAGCTCGACAGCCTGGTCCAGGAGCGCATGGAAAACAATCCCTACTTTACGCAGGCTTGCTCCGCTTAACGCCGCACCGGTGCCGTCTAGCCGGGTGACGGTGGGGATCCATGTGCTAAATGCTGCTCGGGTGATTTTCCAGCAGGGGGCGTACTGCCACGTGGGCTCGATGTGCCGCCACGCCGCCCGATACCCAGCAACAGTGGAGGCAGCCCGCCCAGTTTTTGCCGCAATCCACACACCCCACATATCCCCAAGCGTCACATCTAAGCGGTCTTTAGTAATCCATGTGCCTTCAGCCTGGCCTACCTCGGTGCGGCTTACATAAAGGTTGGCGGCATCGGCACTATCAAACATTTTGGTGATGGTCTTGCCGTTCTCGACCCACACCGCTTGCCAACGCCGGCCTTGCCCCCACCTAGC